GGTTCTGCCGAAACCGGGGCGGAAGATAGACATACTCTTCAACCGGGACACCGATTCCCATTGAGGCCGTCACATTCTGCACCACGGGTATTGGCACGGGTTGGTTGATAAGGGCTTCGCGCAGGAGTTCATCGATCGATCGTGAAGACGTTCTTTCCCCATCTCGTGGGTCTTCTTCGCGAACTGCGCGTACCACGACTTCAAGCGAAAGTCCGAACGCCTGCGATACCAACTCGATTGACGGGAGTTCGGGAGGTAGCCCCTTGCCTGCAAGCCACTTGCTCACGGTCTGCGCGCGCAGCCGACCGCCGGTCGCGCGGACCAGATCGGCTTGCTTCCAATCCCGTTCGTCAAGTTGATCCTGGAGCCAAACCGGAAACGGTTTCGCCATTTTCGCCTCCAACAGAGGCGATTCTAACTTGAAGTTGTAGAAATCCTTGACAGATTCAATCACAGGTGCTAAACTCGCATTTGGAGGTGAGAAGTGAGGTATCGGGTGACACATCTCTGGGCTGTTCTACACGCGCAAGAGCGATCGCTCTCGTGGCTGGCGCGGCGCATGGGATACACGCAGCAGTATCTCTCTCTCCTGAAAACAGGGCGTCGAGCGCAGGTTTCCGAACGATTCGCAAAGGCCGCGAGTGCTGTTCTGAACCTGCCAATCGAAGCCCTTTTTTTGCCAGCGGAATCACCTGTGAATGATGAAAAATCGCTTGCGGATGTTGCCGCCGACTAACGCCACACGCCCACGATAGGGCAGGTCAAGCACAGCGTGGCGATTTTGGCTGGAAGGAGGAAATGGGACATGCGAGAAGACGGACCGAGCCGTGGCCGGCCCCGGCAATGCGACCTGGTGAACGATCTGATGGATTTGCACGCGCGCCTGATACGCGAGCAACAGAACGTGAAACGGATGACAGAGCGCGCACTGTGGATGGAGCAATCGCTACGGAAGAACGGACAGCACGCCGAGAACCGCTGAGCAAGAGCGGTCTGCGGCACATGCAAGAAAGCGTACAGAGATGCTAGCAAACGTGAAGACAAAAAACCAGCCTCCCACTCCCTCACCCTCGCCCCTGATGGTGCGGGTGGCGGGCGCGGCAAAGCTGCTTGATGTCAGCGGCACCACGATCCGCCGCTGGTGCGCGAGCGGCGATTTGCCGTACGGCTGGTACCAGGGTCAGCGGCGGATCAAGGTCGAAGACATTGAGAAGTTCGTGGAGCGAGTGAGGAGGGGAAAACTATGACGAGGTGGATTGACAGTGAGGACGTGCCGGAGTGGCTTGTGGCGTTCCGGCAGACGCTGGCGGCGATTGAGCGGGAGACACTGCTGCGGAAGTATCAGCGGGACAGCTGGATTGTCGCCGAGGGGCGGCGGATCGAGCAGGAGCGTGCACGGATGGCAGAAGGCGGGGGCCAATGAGCGCGGATAACGCGATCGCCTTGCGGCCAGTGATGGAGGTCACCTCGGAGGAGCGGTTCAGCCGCGAGGACATCGCGCTCATCCGGGACACGGTCTGCCGGGGTGCGAGCGACGCGGAGTTCCGCTTGTTCATCAATCAGGCCGTGCGCACGGGGCTCGACCCGCTGGCGCGGCAAATCTACTCCGTGCCCCGCGGCGACGGCAGGACGATCCAGACGGGGATTGACGGCTATCGCCTGATCGCGCAGCGCACGGGCGAGTACGCGGGCAGTGATGACGCCGTGTACGACACGGAGACGGAGACCAACCCGGGGCGCGCCACGGTCACGATCTGGCGGTTTGTTGCCGGCGAACGGTGCGCCTTCACGGCGACGGCGCGGTGGACGGAATACAAGCCGGCCGCGGGTCAGGATCACATGTGGAAGAAGATGCCCTACCTGATGCTGGCGAAGTGCGCGGAAGCCCTGGCGCTGCGCAAGGCGTTCCCACAGGAACTATCCGGCATCTATACCGACGCGGAGATGGAGCAGGCAGGCACGGTGGACAGCACGGCGCGCGAGGTGCGGACGGGCGGGCGACCGGTTGCGATTGCACGCGGGCCGGTCGGCGGATCGACGCGGCAGCAACTCCGTGAAACAGTAGCGAACACTACAGCGCGCCCCGTGAAGGCCTCCATCGCCCCGATGCCAGCGGGGCCGAATGAGGACGACGCAGTGCTGCGGGACGAACTGCGGGAGTTGGGTACGCGCGGGTTCGATCTGAACAAGTTCCTGACGGGACGGAACAAGGAACTGGACGACCTGACGCGCGGGGAGCTGGAGGGCATTCTGCCGGCCGCGCGTGACGTGGTGCAGAAGAGGGTGGAGCGTCTGACGCAGCACGCATAAACGGCGAGACGGGGCGGGCGCGGCAATCGTGCCCGCTTTTCTGTCGGGAGGATGGTATGGACACGCGAGCGTACGGCACGATCCCGAGTGAAGAGTACTTCGAGGATGGCGACTGGCTGCCCGCGGCGGACCTCGAAAAGATCGCGGATCGCCTGATCGAGACGAAGCCTGATCTTGTGCACCTGTACCAGTTCAAGACGATGTATTTCTGGAAGCGGACGGGTGGCGTGACGGGCGGGCAACCGACGATGGGCAAATGTCGCCGTGTCTCGGGCGATCTCAAAGCACTGGCGCCAGGCGCGGACTTCATGGTCTGGCTCGCGGCCGATCATGCTCGGGAACAGGAAATCACCGTCTATCAGGCAGAAGCCTTCCTCTTCCACGAACTGATGCACACCGCACAGGACGACAAGGGCAGTCCGCGCATCCGGCCGCATGACTTCGTGGGCTTCACCGCGGAGGTCCGGGAATACGGGCTGTACGACCAGATGCTCCAGGAGGCGGGAACGGCCTTCCAGCAGTTGGCTTTGGTTCCTGCGTAGACGACGTCATGGGGGCGGGCGCGGCGACGTGCCCGCTTTTGTATCACCTTGGGGGCGGGATGAGTGTTTGGGCGCAGGCATGGGCATACGAGCAGCGCGCGGGCTCCGCAGGCGCGAAGGCTGTCCTTGTCGCGCTCGCGGTCTTCGCGGACGAAGAAGGGTTGTGTTACCCGTCGCAAGAGCGGATCGCGGGCATGACGGAGCAAGGGGTCCGCACGGTCCGGTTGCATCTCGCCTCGCTTGAAGAGACGCGGTTGATTGAGCGGCGGCGGAGACGACGACCAGACGGCAAATTCCTGAGTGATGGATTCGTCTTGCTCGCACCCGCAAAGCGCCTGAAGCCGCACATTCCTTCCCCCGACGAAACCCTGCGGCAGATTCTGCCAACGGCAGATATTGCCGCTGGTTATCCAGTGGCAGAATCTGCCGCAGGTGAAAAGCCGGATTCCCTTACAGGGCAAGGAAACAGTCCAGTGGCAGATTCTGCCGTCGGCAGATCCTGCCAACGGCAGAAAACTGCAGAACCAGCGGCAGATTCTGCCAAACCCCCCAGACCCCCCTATAAGGAAGAAGTTAATTTAACTGAACCGTCAAAGGGAGCTCGCTTCGCTCGCCGCGCACGCGCGCGCGAGGCCGAGCACAAAATGTCTCTCGAAGATTTTCATCCAAACGAGAAACAGATTGACCAGGCCATCGGCTACGGCGTGCCCGCAGAGCAGGTGGCCTTCGAGACGGAGCAGTGGCGCGACCACCACACGGCGAAGGGCGACGTGGTGAAAGACGCCGCGGCCTCGTGGCGAACGTGGATGCGGAACGTGCCGAAGTTCAGTCGGGGCAGCCCCACTGGTCAGTACAAGAACTCACAGGAAAAGACGCAGGACGCAATCACACGATACGCCGAAAGGATCAAGCAGAGTGGAACGACTGAAGACCATGAACCCGTCGCAGTTGAGCGCGCTCGCATTGCTGATCGGAGCGTTCCGCTGGACGATGGACGACCTCGCGATGGCGTCATGGGGCCACTACCTCGCAGGGATTGACGCCGACACGCTCCGCGATGTGATCGACCATTGGGTGCTGCATGAATCGCGGCCGCCGTCGATTGCGGATCTCGTTGACCGTCTCGCGGCGCGGCGCGGCGCGGACGCAGAGAGCGCATGGAAGCACGTCCGGTCCATCCTCATGAGCGGCGGCTTTCGCGATCGCGTCCACGGTGGCTTTCAGCCACGGTGCTTCACGGGTGATCTTGCGCTGGAGGATGCCGTCGCGTCTGCCGGTGGCTGGGCTGACCTCGCAAAATCAGACGAGAAGGATCTGGTCTGGAGAAAGATGGATTTCGTCGCTGCCTATGCAAAGCAATCGGGCATCCATCAGTCGCTTGTGGCACTCACCGCTGGGGCGAAGGAACTGACCGATGGCCGGAGCTAGCGCCACGCCAGTCGGAAGCCGCCTGTGGGAATCCTGGCTGAAGGGGTTCAAAGCCTTCGTTGCCCTCACGGAAACCCGGTACGTGAAGCGCGTTGAGGAGAGCCAGGAGCGCCCAGAAGACACCGGTCTCGCACGCCGCGCCGATCTATTGGGCCGCGAACTCGTCTTCTCGATGGCGCGGACGGATCACTTCGAGAAGACGGGCGAAGTCCTGCCGCATCCGAGCGAGGCGAAGCGTGATGAAGGGTCTGCATGTGACCGTGCAGTGCGGTACACGGCAAACCCTTCATCATCTGATGAACGACGGTTCGCGGCCATCTATCTCTGCCCCGTCTGTAAAGCGACCGAGGCGTCGGCGGGGCGGTTCGCGCGGGCGGACGTGATGCCGGGGAGCAAGCACTTTGGCGTGCGGATTCCCTGTCCGAAGTGCTGCCCGCAGGAGCACGGCGCATACGTCATGGCACATGGGGCAGCGCCGAACATGACGCCGGAACTGGCAGGTATCCGATGACCGCGCTTCCCGATGGCTGGGAAATCCCGCGCTGGAATGCCCCTGCCCCCGTGCCGCTCACGAAGGCCATGCTCATCGCCTGGATGAATCGGCATCACGGCTACCACGTCGCGGATGACATCAGAATGGGCGAGCTCTCGGAGATGATCGAAAACAGCTATGGCGAGCGCGTACCGAATACGGGCGGCGGTGCATGGCCCGCGACATGGGATTGCTGGGCGGCAGTGGTGAAGCACGAGCGGGAAATCCGCGGTGGGCAGTTACGCCTGATTCCGAAGGATGGTGCCGCATGAAACCGCTCACGGCATCACCTTCTCGCCAGCCCGGACGCGTGACGATGACGAAGCAGCACGCCCTGACGCTGCGCGGCGTGCTCCTCTGGCTGGAACAGCAGCCCACGCCCGACCCACTCGAACTGGACGTGCTCACCGCGATCGTCGAACGGGTGGAGCGGTTCGCCCACGTCGGCGCTTTGGTCAGAATCCGCGCCAAGAACCTGGGGACGCCACCGAGCGAGAAGAAGCGGCAGGCGGCACGGGCCGCGCTCGTCAGGGCGCGGGCCAAGAAGTTCGGCTACGCGGCGCCGGAGTGGACGCCGGAGGAGAACGGACTCTTCCGCCACCTGTGGGCGGAGACGGACACCCCGGCGGAGGAGATCGCGGAGCGCTTCGGGCGCACGCTGACCGCCGCGCGGACACATGCGATGGAGCTGGGCGTGCGGCGCTGTCCGGGCTTTGCGGCCCGCACCACGACGCTCGGTCGGGCGCGGGCGGTCATTGCGAAGCGGCGGGCGGCCGAGGCGCGAGCGCGACGGGAGGTGGAGTTTGGCGACTGAAGCGCGGGCCGTGCTGGATCTGGCGATCAGTGAAGAGGAGTTCATGCAGCAGGTGCTCGACTGCGCCCGTCTCTGCGGTTTCCTGTGCTATCACACCCGGGATTCGCGGCGTTCCGTTCCCGGCTTTCCTGACACCGTGCTCGTGCATCCGGGGCGGCCGGGCCGACCGGGTACGGTGCTGTTCGTCGAACTGAAGCGTCAGGGAGGCCGGCTGACGGTCGATCAGAAGCAGTGGCGCGATGTGCTGCTCGCCGCCGGCGCACGCTGGTTTTGCTGGCGTCCGGACCAATGGGATGAGATCGAGGTAACGCTGAAAGGGGCGGCATGATGCAGGAACCCCTGATTGTCACATCGACGGCTTTTCAACGTGGCATCGGCGATATCTTCTGGCGCGACGTCTTCATCGATCAGCGCACGGTCGTCGTCACCCGCCACGGCCGGACGGTGGGGGCACTGCTTCCCCCCCAGGCGTACGAGCGGTATCGCCGCTGGCGTCAGGAGCACGATGCGGTCGATCTGGCGGCCGCGCGGCTCTGGGAGGTGACCCTGTGAAATCCACGATGGGGTCAGTTGGAAAGGGTTTGCATGAGGACCGTTCTGGCGGTTCATCGCAAACCCTTTCCAAACGCGTTGTACGCCTCGCTGACGTGCGTTTGGCGCGAAAAGGCAATCCACACCGTTCTGCCCGATTGCGCGTCGTGTGGGGCATCTCAGCCGCTTTGCTGTATCTGCTGTGCATCATCGGCGCCAACTGGCTGCTCGCCACGTTCGGCGTCGTCACCATTCTCGGTCTTGCCATGCCCGCGGGCGTCTTTGCCGCGGGCGTCAGTTTTGGCGCGCGTGATTGGCTTCAGGAAACGGCGGGGCGGCCGGCGGTGATCCTCGGTATCGCCGTCGGGGCGATCCTCTCAACCGTGGTCTCACCCCTCCGGTACGCGCTCGCCAGCGGACTGGCGTTCCTGTTCAGTGAGACGTGCGACATGCTGGTCTACAGCCCACTGCGCACGAACCATCGTGCCTGGGCCGTGACCGCGTCGAATACGGTGGGCGCCGTCGTCGACAGTGCCGTGTTTCTCCTGATCGCTTTTGGCACGCTCACGTTCTTCTGGGGGCAGGTGCTTGGCAAGGAACTCATGATCGCGCCGGCGCTGGTGGTGCTGTGGCTGGTGCGCGGCCGTCGCGGTGGTGCGCCTGCTGCCGTGGCGGTGGCCTCATGACTCGCGGTACGGCCTCTCCCTACCCGGTGTACGTGGACACCACGACCGGCGCCCGCATGAAGCACTGCCCAGGATGCGGCCAGGAGCGCAGCGTCGACGCGGGTGAGTTCGCCACCCGGTACAACCCGCATGGAACCGGCGTGCAGTACCGCCACCAGTGCCGCGCATGCGAGGCGGCGCGGGGCAGGGAGTATCGGGCGCGGCTGGGCGAGGAGTATCGGGAGCGCGAGGCGATCCGCAATCGCGAGCGGTGGGCGGCGGTGTGTCGCCGCAGGAGGGCAGAACGATGGCGAAGATCCTCGTCGGACGTTCGGACGTGACGGAGATGCTGGCGATGACTGATCCGACCCATCGGCAGACGCCGCCCTTCCCGTGGGGGGCGCTCCGGTTCATCTTCACCTCCGGGGGCGACTATTCAGCCGATCGAACGCTGATGCCTGTCACGATGACCGCGCACCGGAGCAGCGATGGCATCCGCGGCGCGGCGCTCGCACGTGCGGACTGGGGGCCCGTCACGACCGCGATTCAGCGCGCCTTCCACGAGTCACGGGAGCGTCACCGTCTCCATCAGACGCATTGGCAGGTGCTGATCGCGTGCGAGGTCGGCATGGTCCAGCGTCCGGATGCGCGCGGCCACCTCCAGTGGTGCGTCTATTCCTCTGCGCATCCGAACTCCGTCGTGCCCGATGACGAGGCCGCACGCATGTTCGGCATCGCGGTGACGTCGGTGCGCACCTACCACAGCGACGTGCGCCGCGCCATCGAAGACGAGTGGGATTCCATCCACGCGGGATACGAGGGTTGACAATGGCCCACGCGCTCAATATGATTTGACTGAACACTCGTACTGTCCCCGGCAGACGGCCGGGTTTTCTTTTGCCCGCATTTGCCTGCATATGCCGGGAGCAGTGATGCCACGTCGTGTCCTTTCCGCGGACGAGATCGAGATCCTCAAGAACGCCTTCGCCAATGGTGCGACCATTGACGGGGCGGCGAAAGCGGCGGGCGTCTCGTGGCATACCGCCGAGAAATACGCGGCATTCCGCGATGAATATGCAGCCTTACGCGACGAAAAACGACAGGAACTGATCGCCCAAACGGCCGCGGACTATGTGCCGCAACTGCTCGCAGGGATCGGCGAATACCTCGCGCATATCCGCCAGCCTGCGGTGATCGCTGAGACCGACGCCCGTGCGGCGATCATCGTCATCGCCACGGCGATCGATAAGGTCCTCCTGTTGACCGGTCAAGCGACGGAGCGTAGCGAGCATGTCCACAGTGATGACGCCCGGACGCGACTGGCTGCGCGCATTGACGAGATTGCCGCCCGACGCCAGGCGCGAGGCGATGATCGCGACCGCGCTGACGGAAGCGGAGGCTGAAGACCTCCTGTACGACTGGGCCGCCTACGCCCGTACCGAACAACTGGCGCCGCCCGGCGACTGGCAGGGCTGGCTGATCATGGCGGGCCGGGGTTTCGGGAAGACCCGCGCCGGCGCGGAGTGGACACGGCAGAGCGCACAGCACTTCCGGCTCGTCAACATCATCGGCGCCACCGCCGACGACGCGCGGGACATCATGATCGAGGGCGAGAGTGGCATTCTGGCGATCTGCCCGTCCAGCGAGCGCCCGCTCTACCGGAAATCGGCCCGGTCACTGGAATGGCCCAATGGGGCCAGAACGCTCATCTTTACCGCCGACGAACCCGACCGGCTCCGCGGGAAGCAGCACGAACGACTCTGGGGCGATGAACTCGGCGCCTGGCGGTATCCGGAAGCGTGGACGCAGGCGATGCTCGGCCTCCGTCTCGGTCCTGACCCGCGCTGGTGCGGCACGACAACGCCGAAGCCCACCGCGCTCATTCGCGCACTGGTGGCCGATCCGACCGTCCGGGTCACCCACGGCACGAGTTATGACAACCGCGACAACCTCGCGGCCGCCTTCTTCGCCACGATCATTCGCCGCTATGAGGGCACGCGCCTCGGCGAACAGGAGCTGGCCGGGCGCTTGTTGACGGACGTCGTTGGCGCTCTTTGGACGTATGACTCGTTCCAGCGCCGGCGCAGAAGTGACGACTACACCCGCGTCGTCGTCGCCATCGACCCCGCCACGAGCGCGAATGAGGGTTCGGCCGAGACGGGCATCATCGTGGCGGGGAAGCGGCCCGATGGCACGTATGACGTGATCGCGGACCGGTCGTGCAAGGCGTCTCCGGATGGCTGGGCACGACGGGCGATCGCTGCATTCGATGAGTTTGCGGCCGACCGGATCGTTGCCGAGGTCAACAACGGCGGTGACATGGTCGAGGACACGCTGCGGACACGCCGGCGTGACATCGCCTATACGAAGGTCCACGCCTCGCGCGGGAAGGCGATCCGTGCCGCCCCGATCGCGGCACTCTATGAGCAACGGCGCGTCTGGCACATCGATACCCGCGATGATTTGCGTGCGAACGTCTTCGCGGCACTCGAGGACCAGCTTGTGACCTGGACCCCGGAGAGCGGCACGAGCCCCGACCGCCTGGACGCGGCGGTGTGGGCGCTGACGGAACTCAGTGGCAGCGACATGCATGAGATTACCTTCGCCCTCCCGCCGTAAAGGATGCTGAGGATGCCAGAAAAGCGTAAGGGCATTCTCCAGCGCTTCCTTTTCGGCGACTTTCCGGAGCCGGAAGCAAAGGCTGCGCCTCTTGCGCCGGCGGTGCCCTTCGCGAACACGGGATGGTACGGGTCGTTCACCACCGGCGGGCAGATGACGGGCGGTTCGCTGCCTGTCACGTTCCCCGGTTCACGGGTCAACTATCAGCAGTCCGTCGGCGACCTGGAGATGTCGTCGGCAATCATGGCCTGCGTCCAGTACGTCCAGCGCGTGTTCCCCGAAGCGCCGCCGCGGGTGATCGTGCGCACCGATGCTGGCGATGAGGTGCTCGATGACCACCCGGTGACGGCACTGATCGACGAGCCGAACCCGTACATGTCGTGGGAGACGGTCTCGCAGGCGCTGCTCGCGGACTACAACGTCCACGGGAACGCCTACCTGCTGAAGTTCCGCAACGGCGCCGGCATCCCGGCGGAACTGTGGTGGGAACCACAGCTCTCGATCCGCCCGACGTGGGACAGCGCCGGCCAGGACTTCCTCACCGGCTATCAACTCTGGCGCACGGGCAAATGGTATCCGCTGCCAACCGCCGACGTCATCCACTTTCGCTGGTCACAAGACCCACGCAATCCCCGGATGGGTCTGTCGCCACTGCGCTCCGCGCTCCGACTCATCTTCAACGATCAGGAGGCGGAAGCCTACTGCGCGGCCTTGCTGCACAACATGGGATCACCCGGCGCGATCATCTCGCCGTCGGGCGACAAGGTGATCAGCAACGACGAAGCCCAGGCGCTCATGACCTACTTCAACTCGCGCTTCACGGGTGATGGCCGGGGCTCGACGATGGTAGCGACGGGCGGCCTGCAGGTGGCGATGCCGTCGTGGAACCCGAAGGACCTCGATCTGACGAACATCCACCACTTCAGTGAGGCGCGGATCTCCGGGCTGATGGGCGTCGCGGCGATCGTCGCCGGGCTGTCCGTGGGACTCGAGCACGCAACGTACGCGAACTACCAGGCCGCCCGCGAAGCAACCTACGACGGAAACATTATGCCGACGTATGCATCGTTCGCGGACACCTTGACCCGTGCGTTGCTCCGTGATGACTTCAACGGTCCGCAGGATCAGTACGTTGCGTTCGACACCAGCAATGTGCGAGCCCTCCAGGAGGATGCCACGGCCGTCGCCGACCGGGCGACCAAGCTCTTCTTCGGCGGCATCATCGACCGTGCAGCGGCGCTCCGGATGGTTGACCTGGAATCGCGTCCCGAAGATGAGGGCATCTATCTGCTGGCGCGGGGAGCGAGCTTCAGTGACGGCTCGATTGCCCAGCCGGTGCGGGCAAGCACGGTGCCAGTGAACACGGAACCAGGTGCGCCTGCGGCGCCACCGGCGCCCACGACGAATGGGTCCAGTACGACGCCCGTACCGGCGCTTGGAAAGGGGTTTGCCGAGTAACGTGTAGTGCGTTCACATGCAAACCCCTTTCCAAGGCGTCAAGGAGTCAGCCATGACACTCACCGTCGTACTGGTCCTCCTGCTGATCGCCGCCATCATCTTCGGCTTGGATTTCCTCCTCGGCTTCACGGGCGTTGAGTACGGGCGTTGGCGCGTGCAATCGCTGGCCTGGTTCCTCGTGGTGCTCGCGCTCCTTCTCTGGCACGGAGGCAAATGATGAGCAAGTGGGGCAGCGCGACGCCGAAGGAACGCGAGGCCGCGCCGCCGTCCATCTTCTGCGGCGAAAACCGTTCTTTCCCGATAGCGGATAAAGCCGACTTCGATAACGCGGTCCACGCGCTGGGTCGGGCCGGCGGGGATACCGGGAAGATCCGGGCGTGCATGATCCGCAAAGCAAAGGCGAATGGCTGGGCGCTCCCCGACGCGTGGAAGCCCGTCAAGAAGGACTCCGGCATGAATGACACGCTCGTGATGTTCGGTGGCGCCGTGAAAGCCCTGGGCGATGACCGCGTCGGTGGGTATCTCGTCACCTACTCCGATGCCGCCAGCCCAGACCTGACGGGCGAGTTCTTCACGAAAGACACCGACTACGATCTCGCGGACGGCGACTCGCGCTCGGTCTATTACGCGCACGGCCTGGACGACCGGATGGGCGTCAAGAAGATCGGCCGCTTCACTGCCAAGACGGACGCGATCGGCATCTGGGTTGAGGCACAGCTGAACCTGCGTGACGAATACGAGAAAGCGATCCTTGACCTGGCCGCGAAAGGAAAGCTCGGCTGGTCGTCGGGTGCGCCGGCGCATCTCGTCACCCGCAAGGCGGTGGAGACGAAGGACGGCGCGACGGTCCGCGAGATCACCCACTGGCCGATTGCCGAGGGATCGCTCACACCGTGCCCGGCGGAGCCCCGCAACGGCGCCGTGGCGATGAAATCCTTACCCGCGCTGCTCGGTCTTGAACCGCGCAGACATGTGAAAGCCCTCCCATCCGGCATGTCCTATGACGATCTCCGCACGCTCCTCCAGGACGAACTCAACGAGGACTTTCCCGACGATGACGATGATCCCGCCAGCTGGAATCGTGGCCTGTGGATTCGTGATGTCTACGATGATGCCGTGGTCTATGCCGACGAGGAGGATCTTTTCCGTCGCACCTATCAGGTGACCGCGGGCAATGACATCGTCTGGGGGCCGGAAGAGAGCGTCGTGCGCGTGACTACCTACGTCACTGCCACGGACGTTGACGACGCCGGCGAGGGCGACGGCGGCGATCTGACCATGACCATGCCGAAGGGTCTCAACCACGGCGTCGCGCCTGCTGCGATGCCGTTTGAGAAGCACCTCGCATCCGCGCTTGCTGCGGTGGACGGTGTGATCCAACGCGGGTTCGCGATCAACGAACTCCGCATCAAGTCCGGGCGTGTGTTCTCCGCAGTGAATCGGAAGAAGCTCCAGGAGATGCACACCCAGATGCAAACGGCACACGCCGCGATGGGGACGCACATCGCCACGATGCAGGCGCTCCTCAACGACACCGAACCACCGGCGAAGAAGCACGCCGCGGTCGAGCAAATCTACCTGCGCATGCTCGCACGCGAGGCAGAAGCCCTCGGCGTTGCCATCTCCGCCTCATGACGAAAGGGAACCGCGATGCCGACCTTGCTTGAACTGGGCCGCGAACTGGAGCAGAAGCGCGGCGAGATGAAGAAGTTCTTTGACGATCACCGCAAAGTCATCAATGGCTCCGTCGAGTACGACATGACCGCCGAAGAGACCGCGGAAGTCCGCCGGCGTGAGGCGGAACTCGCCCCGCTGCATGACGCCTTCAAGGAAGCCGAGCACCTGGCCGCCATCGACCGCGACAATCAGAAGGCCGTCGACGATCTCGGGCGCATCGTCCGTCCCGTGCCATTCGGCGCCGGCGGCGAAGGCGCGGAACCGGGGAACACGCCAGCCACAAAGTCGCTCGGTGAGCGGTTCGTGAACAGCGAGGCATACAAGACGTGGAAGCACCGCGGCGGCCAGCAAGTCGCGTTTTTCGAGGCGCCGGAGCAACTCGGCTTCGCGGGCAAGACGACGTTCACGACGGCCGTCTCCACGCTGACTGAGTATGACCGGCAGCCCGGCATGATCATGCTCGGGCAGCAGGCGCTCACCATTGCCGATCTGATCGCGCAGGGTGAGACCACGATGAACACGATTCGCTATGTCCGTGAAGACACCTACACCAATGCGGCCACCACCGTCGCTGAGGGGAATACGAAGCCGGAAGCAGCCTTCGACACCTCCGAGGTGGACGCGCCCGTGCGCAAGATCGCCGTGACCGCGAAGGTTACCGACGAGATGTTCGCGGACTTCCCCGTCATCCGCGACTACGTCGATAACCGCATCCGCTTCATGGTCGGGCAGCAGGAGGAGGCGCAGATCCTCCTCGGGAACGGCACCCCGCCGAACATCCAGGGCATCGAGACGACCTCGGGCATTCAAACGCAAGCCCTCGGCACCGATCCGATTCCCGACGCCGTCTTCAAGGCGATCACCAAGATCGCGGCCGTCGGGTTCTTCCAGGCCGATGGGGTTGTCTTCAATCCGCTCGACTGGCAGAACGTCAAGTTGCTCAAGACCGCGGACGGGATCTACATCTGGGGTCATCCCGCCGACGCCGGTCCGAATCGTCTCTGGGGCTTGCCGGTGGTCGCCACCGTCGCGCAGACCCAGCACACGGCCTTCGTTGGCGCCTTCAAACTGGGCGCGCAGGTCTTCCGTCGCCAGGGCATCACCGTCGAGACGACGAACTCGAACGTGGACGATTTCGTGAAAAATCTGATAACAATCAGGGCAGAAGAGAGACTTGCTCTGGCAGTATATAGGCCGCTCGCGTTCTGTACGGTGACAGGTCTTCCCTAGTTAGTTGTGCGATACTAAGCAGCTCATCTCCTGAAAGGAGCGTTGCATGTCCTATATGCCTGCCAATGCGCCGAACACGCAGCCCGGATCGCGCCAGCGCATGAGCGCGAAGACGACCGGCGCCGGCGTTGCGGACTTCACCGCGGCGGGTGCGCCGGCCGCCAATGCGCTCGCGGGTACGTGTGCCGTTGGTGACCGGTATACCGACACGACCGGGGGGAAGCTCTATATTTGCACAGCCACAAACGGCACGACGACGTCCACGTGGGTAAGCGTAGGATCGCAGACGTGAGTCCCCGCCTTTGGCACGGGCCCGCGTCTAGCGTCCGCGACCCACTCGGGAAACATGAGCAATCGCGAACTGGCGGGTCGGTGACGATCCGCCAGACTACCCAGGAGACACCGATGTACACGTCTGAAACCGCGGTGTATGCGAATAGCGACGGAGAAGTCGTCCCTGAGGATAGCCCCGACGCCGCGTACCTCGTCGTTGCCGCTGGCGGCACAATCACGGACGAGGAGGCTGCCAAGTACGGCCTGACCGATGACGGCGCGGCAAAGCGGAAAAGCGATGACGCTCCGGCCGATGCGCCCGCTGACGCCCCCGGATCCGCGGGCCCAAAGACCACGAAGAAATAGGACAGCCGCATGAGCGTGCCCACCGACATCCACGACGCCGTCGCCGCCCTGGTCGAGCCGACCATCGATCCGGTCCTCACCGATGCGGAGATCGACGCGGCGATCCTGCGGACGATGGGCTTTCGCACGTGGGAGCCGGCGACGACGTATCCCGCGGGCATCCTCGTCACGCCCACGATGCCGAATGGCTGGGCCTACGCGCCCATCAGCCATTCCGGCTGGAGCGATTGGGACTCGGGATACACGGCGGGTGTGCTGCCCGGTGTCTCGGGTGATACGGAGCCGGTCTGGGTGGTGCCCGCGACGATCAGCAATCCCGCCGCGTTTGTCGCGGACGGGACGATCACCTGGACGGCAGCGGTCCCCACCAGTGGCACCTACGATGTGAAGGCGGCCGCCGCGGAATGTTGGCGTGCCAAAGCGCGGAAGGCCGCGAATCGCGTTGACAGCGCCATTAGCGGGGCGGTCAGCGCACGCGAGAGCCAACTCGCCGCACAGTGTCTCGAGCAAGCCCAGCGACTGGAGCCCGTGCGCATGTACTGACGGAGGGCTGCCTGATGGTTGTGCCGTACATCCCCGTCGATCGGTGGGAGCGGTTTCGCGCACTCGATGAGCGGGCGATGCCCGACACGGCGCAACTCCAGAGCCCCACGCCCATTGACGATGGCGCGGGTGGCTCAGAGATCGGCTGGTCCACGACCGCCACGGTGCCCTGCCGCATCGCGGGGCTGACGCAAGGCGACGCGGAGGCGGTGATCGCCGATGTGGAAAAGACGGAAACGCTGTACAAGATCACCATCCCCGTCCGTACCACCGTGACGCCCGAGCAGCGCATCCTCGTCGGTGCGCGCCGGTTCCAGATCCTGACCATTCCGAACGGCACATACGACACCAGCGGCGCGATCATTTGCAAGGAGGTCATCTAGTGGCACAGGAGCAGATGGTCATCATCGAGCACGACGAGTCACACGAGCAGTACGCGGTCACCGTCGAAGATTACGAGCGGGAGAAAGCCGGCGCGTACGCCGGCTACTCGGTCGTCTCAAACGAGGACGGAACGCCGGTCGACGAGCCCGCCGAGGACGCAGCGAAGGCGGAGGCATAGCCATGCCGAGCGGCGTGCGCATCGAGGTCATCCGCAACGACTTCGCGAAGATCGCCGCGCGCCTGCCCGCGGCCGTTGACCCGATTGTCGCGGAGTCCGCGGCGGCGGTCGAGAATGCCTGGAAGGCGGGCGTCCATGTCCGCACCGGGCGGTACCGCGACAGCATCCACACGACGCGCACGGGCGCTGGCGCCTACACCGTGACGACGGATGTCGAGTACGCGGTCTATCAGGAGTTCGGCACGCGGCGCATGGCGGCACACCCGGCGATGGTGCCGGCGGTGGAACGGGAGCAGCAGCGCTTCATCGGCCGCCTCTCGCACCTTGAGAGCGGGTTGCAATAGTGGCGACTATCGTCACGGCCGAGAAGTGGATTGCCAGCACGCTCAAGGGCGATTCCGTCTATATGGGCGCGAGTCCGGGTGGCGTCTATCGCGTCCAAGCGCCGCAGAGCTCCGTCTTGCCGGCAACCGTCTTCCAGAACCAGGGCGGCGGGTCCGTCAGCGTCTCCGAGGTCGCCGGCGTGCGCATCATGGCGAACGCACTCTATCTCATCAAGCTCATCGACGCGAAAAACTCCATCGTCGCGCTTGAGGCGGGCGCGAACCGGATGTATACGCTCCTGCACCGCAAGAGCGCCACGGTCGCGGGCGGGTTGGTCCTTTCGTCCGTGCAGGAAAACGAATACGTGCAGTTCTACGAGGACGGGGACCAGGACTTCGTGGAACTCGGACACATGTTTCGCCTCCTCCTCCAATAGTCCGATGGCTCACATTCGTCTTGCCCGCGTCTGCGGGGTAGTTGCTTTGCAAGGAGAACGCAGATGCCGGAGCGAACTGTTGTCACAGAGTTAGTACAGTGTGGTGTGGAAAGTGTTATTGGGACGCTCGTCCCAGCGACGAAGCGCCTCAGCTCGCTCTCGATCGCGCCCGACATCCAGGGCACCGTCACGAAGTTCGCGCCGATGGGCACGAAGTTCGACACGCTCAACGTGCTCGGCAAAGAATGGACGGAGTCGGCGATTGATGGCCCGCTGACGTACGACGAGAGCATCTATGTCCTCTCGACCTTCTTCGCGATGACCCCCGGCGTCCAGATCGGCACGACGGGCGCCTACACCTGGGGCTTCGACATCGCCTCGTCGGCGCCGGATACCGTCAAGTCGCTCTCCATCGAGCGCGGCTCATCGGTCGGCGCCGAGACGGTTGCGGGGAATGTGGCGCGGGCGCTGAACATCCTCGTCACGCGCGATGAGGCGACCTTCAAGGGAACGCTGATGGGCAAGCTGACGACGACGGGGGCGACGCTGACGCCGTCCGTGAACGACGTCAAGAGCCTGCACGCCGTGGCCGCGGTCACCGGCGGCACCTTCACGATTGCGGCAGGCGGGAACACCACGACAGCGATCACGGGCGCGACGGCGACGGCGACGACCGTGCAGGCGGCGCTCAACACCGCGACACCAAACGCCATCCCCTATACCGCCGTCGGTGGCAACCTCGCGACGCCGACCGATATTGTCTGCACCGCCTTCGGCACCGGCGTCCAACCCGCCTGGACGATCACGCCGACCGGCATCACCGGCGGTCCCGTCAGCGTTGTCCAGGGCGCCGCCGGCGCGGGCCCGAATCCGCTGCCACTGATTCCCGTCCTGCCGCAGCAGTTCGATGTCTACCTTGACAACAGTGCGGCGGCGCTCGGCACGACGAAACTGCTCCGCGCACTTTCCGTTGAGTTGGACATGGCCGACCGGTTCAATCCGCTCTGGGCGATCAACAGCGCGAACACGTCGTATGCCACCACCTATGAGACGAAAATCAAGCCGCAGGTGAAGATGCAGATGGAGCGCGACGCGGCGGGCATGGCGCTGGTCGCGGCGATGCGCGCCGGCCAGACGCGGTACATGCGCCTGAAGGCGACGGGGAGCGCGATCGGCACGGCCGCCTACGGCTTCTCGCTCGACATGGCGCTCCAGGTCTCGGACGCGCCGGCATTCGATGACAAAGACGGACTGTCCACGCTCTCATGGACGCTCGATCTCGTCCACGATCCGACCTGGGCGAAGGCGATCCATCTTGACATCGTGAACACTCAGGCGAGTCTGGGCTAGGAGTCAACTTTGAAACTCAGCCAGTTAGTCGAGGATCGCCGCACGGTGACGATCCCCATCGGATCGGGCGAGCTCACGCTCGGCTATACACCCGCTGGCGTGACACCGCGCATGTACGCGATGGCCGAAGCAGTGCAGCAGCACCCGGAAAACCGCGGCGCCGAAGTCACATTCCTCGTGAAGTTGCTGCTCGACATGGTGACCGACTGGGACGTGACTGACGACGACGATGCACCGCTGCCGATCACGGAAGGAACGCTCCTGGACATGCCGGTGCCGATCCTCATGAAGATACTGGACGCGATCGGGGCGGACATTGCCGTCCCAAACGCGTCCAGCGCGCCCTCCGGGTCTGGCTCGTCACCGGCGGGCTCGCAGGACGCGCTCCCCTCTGGTATCTCGTCATTCGCGCGGGTCGGTACTTAGGCGTCGATCCGCGCTCACTCGCGGACGAGTCGATGGTCTGGGTGCATCGCGCGCTCACCGCCGAATCGGTCGAGGCGCAGGCACGCGCCGAGTTGGAGCGCCGTACCGCAAGCGGTTCGCGCTTTCGAAGCTAAGAGGGAACTGTGCCAATCCAAGCCGCCGAACTCAAAGCGGTCATCACCGCAGATACCTCGCAGGCTGAGAGCGGCATCTCCGGGTTCGGCAGCAAGCTGGCCGGCCTCGGCACGGCCATCTCCGGTGGCACCGCGCTGATCGGCACGGCCCTCGCCGGCGTCGGTATCGCTGGCGTCAAGATGGCGTCGGATCTCCAGACCAGCGTCGCCAATATCAGCAGCATCAAGCCCGACATTGATACGTCCGCTGTCTTCAATAGCCTCGGCGAGATCAGTACGCGCGTACCGCAGTCGGCGCAATCGCTCGCGGACGGGCTCTACAACATCTTCTCCTCGATTGACATCACGCAGGGAGACGCCCTCAAACTCGTCGAGACGTTCGGCAAGGGCGCGACCGCGGCGCAGACGGATGTCAACACGTTCGGCACGGCGGTGATGGGCATCATGAACGCCTACGGGCAATCCGTCGGCGACGCCGCGCATGATTCCGATGTCTTTTTCAATACGGTGAAAGCCGGTGTCGTGACGGGTCCGGAACTCGCGGCGAACCTCGGCATGGTGACGCAATCCGCGAAGGGCGCGGGCATCGGCTTCGATGAGTTGGGCGCGCTGATCGTCGGCGTGACGAAAGAGGGCGGGCCGGCCGCGCAGAATATCAATAACCTTTCAAACCTGCTCCAGAAGATCCACACGCCCGATGCGACGAAGGGCTTTCAAGCTCTCGGCATCGCCACCACGGACACAGCGGGCAAGTTTCGCAGCGTGACCGACGTGATGGGCGATCTGCAAACGCGGCTCGGGACGATGACCGAGGCGCAGCGCAACGCCTATATCCAGAAGATTTTCCCCGATCTGCAGGCCCAGACCGCCGCGCGTGTCCTGATGGGAGAACTCGACAGCGTGCGCACCGCGCTCCAGGAGAACGCGGACGGGGCGGGCAGCACCGAGGCCGCCTATCAGAAGATGAGCCAGACCGCGTCGGCGCAGTTCCAGTTGCTGAAGAACACCGGCGTACGCGTGCTGACGCAGTTGGGCGCGGCGATCCTGCCGGTGATTACGCCGCTCCTCGTCGCCTTCAATCAGCAGTTGCCCGGCGCAATCAAAGCGTTCCAGGCCGCGACCGAAGGCGCGGGCGGTGGCGCCGGCCTGACCAAGTTGCAGACGATTGCCTTCGCGCTCGGCAAGGCCTTCCAGTTCGTGCGCGATAGCGTGCTGACGTTCGTGCAGGCGCTCCAGGGCAACTGGACGGATGCGCCGGGCATCGTCGGCTTCCAGGCGGCGCTCGGCAATCTCGGACTGTTCATTCGCAACGTCGTCATCCCGGCCGTGCAGGCGTTCGCGGCGTGGGTGACAGGGTCGCTGATCCCCGCGATCCAGCAGGCGGCCGCCTTCATCAGCGCCAACGTCATTCCGGCGCTGCAGCAGTTCAGCGCCTGGTTCATGGCCGTGGGCCTGCCGGCCATCCAGCAGTTCGCGGCACAGGTACAGACCTTCTTCCGGGATCAGATCGTGCCGGCGATCGAGGCGGTCGCGAAGACCGTCCTGCCGATGCTGGCGCAGGCGTGGCAGACGATCTCGACCGAGATCATTCCGACCGTCGTGGCGATCGCGACGACGGTGAAGAACAACTTCCAGGCGATCGCCGACTTCATTACGGCACACGGAGAAGCGATCAAGAACATCATCTCCGGCGTCTGGACCATCATCAGCGCGACGATCGGCAACGAACTGAACATCATTTCCAATGCGATTGCCCTCGTGATGAATCTGATCCAGGGCGACTGGGGCGGTGCCTGGCAGAACGTGCAGAACATCGTCACCGGCATCTGGAACACGATGCAGACGCTCGCCGGCGTCTGGATGGACGCGCTGCATGCGATTGTCGGCACGGGGATGGATGCGATCAAGGCGCTGATCCAGACCGCGTGGGACGGCATCAAGAGCGCGGCGCAATCCGCGTGGGACGGCATCCAATCGCTGATCGAGACGGCACTGAACGCGATCCAGACGACGGCGCAGTCGGTCTGGGACGGAATCAAATCGGCGGCACAATCCGCGTGGGATGGCATCAAAACGGCGGCGAGCAATGGGCTGGATGGCATCCGTGGTGTGCTTTCGGACGCGATCGGTTGGGCGGCCAGCCTCGCGACGAGCATCGGCAGCGCCATCGTTGACGGCATGGTCAACGGCGTGCGCGGTGCCGCGGGCCGGCTCGCGGGGGCGGCGCGCGATGCGGTTGGTGGCGCATTAGGTGCGGCGAAAGCCTTCATCCAGCCCGGTTCACCATCGCGTCTCTTCGCCAATGAGATCGGCATCCCCATCGCACAGGGCATTGCCAGGGGGATCGCAACCGGCGCTGGCGACATCAGCAATGCCCTTACCCGCGCGACCGCGCCGCAGTCCTTCGCCTTTTCCACCGGCGCGCTCGGCGGGCTGACGCCGGCGGGGGCAGGAGCGTCCAGCCGAGGTGGCGGGGCAAGTCCGGTCACGGTGACGCTCGCACCGGGCGCGGTGCAGGTCTATGGCGCCGCCGGGCAGAGCGAGGAATCGATCGCAAACCGTGTGATTGACAAGCTCAGCAACGTCTTCACCATCACCGGCCGCCAATACGGCCTCAGCATGTAAGGGGCGGAGTCATGTCCAATATCCGCACCCTCACGACGATCACGGACCTGGTGGTCGGCACCACCTATGCGGTCTCCGCGCTCGAGCAGCACGTCAAGATGCCGTGGAGCCGGCGGCAGACGTCGCTCACGCTCGGCGACGCGCCGGGCGCGTGGGATCCCCGGCTCCACGGCTCGGCGCCCGTAGACGCGCGCACGATCGATGTCGAGCTCACGGTCAAGTACGACGCCACCATCACGGATTTTACGGCGGCATGGAGCGCCTTTCTGCGCGGGCCGGGAACCGGCGTCCTCGTGCAGCTGACCTTCGTCGAACCGAACGGGGTGTCGTGGTACGCGGACGCGAAGTGTATCAGCGCGGACATGGAAACGCTGACCGACTATTTCTCCTACTGCGTGATCCCGGCGAGCTTCTTCCTCGCCAGTCCCTATCTCTATCTGGCGGACGCGACGCCGCGCGCGGACAGCGGCCTCAATGCGGACGCGGGCAGCACGGCCGACGCTGTCAATCCAACGACAACCATCACGAGTAACTCCACGACGATGACCTTCACGAACCCAGGGACATTGCCGGACGAGGGTGCGAAGCTCCTGTTGGCAGGACCGCTGGCGGCGCCAATCACGGTAACGAACTTCAACGCGGCGACCTACAACCGGGAGAACGGCACCTATCGCACCCTTTCCTACGCGCTGCCGCTCGCAGCGGGCGAAACCCTGACCGTCGACAGCGGCACCGGCGATGTCCTGAGCAGCAGCATCGGATCAGCGGCATATCCATACTTCACGTCTGATAACGCCACGGTCTCCGCGCTGCCGATCGGTCCGGGCAGTAACCAACTCCTCGTCACGACCGGGAGCGCGAGCGGGCAGAACGGCCGCGTCACCGTGGTGTACCGGCCCCTGACATTATAGGAATCGAGGCACCTGGATGCCGCTTGGTACGATCACGCAGTTCCCGTTCGCTGGCGCGCTGACGGCAGCGAACCTGAACGCGCCCGTGAATAGCCTGAAGACCCTCGTCGATGCGTGGTACGACGCCGTGCCGACCACCTATTTCACGGTGGCGAACATGGTCTCGACGAGCACGCCGAACAAGGGCGTGTTGCGGGATGCCAGTGCCGGCTTTCAGGCAGGCGCGGTCATCCTGCAGCAACCGGCCGCGGGTGGCGTCACGTTGCTGCTCCGCGCCTTCGACGCCACGACGCAAGCGCTCATCACCGGCCAAACAAACACCGGGGTCTCCACGTTCAGCTTCAATAATCTCGGTGCGGCAACGCTCGCATCGCTGGTCCTGACCGGTTCGCCGCTCGGCGCGGCATCGGGCGGCACCGGCAAGGTGACGAATACCGCCGGGCGATTGCTGCTCGGCAATGGCACGGGTGCGATGACCGAGTTGGCCGGCGCCGCGGATGGCCAGGTCGCCGTCTGGACCGCGGCTGCCGGCGGTGCGTGGCTCGCGGGTGGCGTCTCGCAGTTGGTGGTGACGGACTCACTCGCCACACCGGGTGCCGCAGCGCAGATCAACGTCGCCGCACAGAAGCCGTACGTCGATAGCAACGGCCAGATCATCGGCCCGCTGACCGCTTCCGTTGCCGGTCTCCCGACGCAGCCGACCGGCACCCATTTCCAGTATGTCGCCATCTCCCGTGCTCCCGGCACGGGGTCGCTGACCGTGACGCCGGGCACGCTTGACGCGGCGGAATCGACGCTCGTCGTCCCGCAGGGCAACGACCCGATCGCGAGTGTTCTGTGGCCGGGCGTCACGACGTTGCCCTCGGGGATTGTCCCCGCCGCCAACATCAAGGATGTGCGCGGTCCGCGCTACGGTCTGGGCAGCGCGTCGTCCGGGGTCGCCGGCACGATCGCGGCGCTGACGGCCGGTGATGTCACGGCGACGTATCCGAACACGAAAGACGTGACGAATCCGGCCACGTCACTCGGCATCCATCCCACGCTTGTGCGCCAGACGACGGCAACAGCCTCGGTCACCGACCTGCTGAAGCTCAATGCGGCCCCACGCTTTGGGCTGACGCTCTCGGCTTCCGGCGCAACCGTGCGCTGCCAGGGGACGACGAACGCGCCCGTCGCGCTCGAGGTCGCGGGGCAATACTGCGTCCTCACCACGACGGTCACGAGCAACGCCGCGAGCGGAGCTGCCGGGACCTATTACCTCTTCGCGGACCGCACGCCCGCCACACTGACCGCGCAATCATTGCCCGCGAACGCGTTCACGATTGCCATCGCGACCTCGAATGTCGCGACCGCGACGCAGCGCCTGATTGGCAGCGCCTTCTTCGATGGCACGAACATCGATGTCGGCGTGACGTCGGGCGCGATCGCCGCCGTCACGGACCTGACGCCGATGCAGGTCCTCGGCTCCGGCCAGCTCAAACCGACGTCCCTCGTCAGTGTCAAGTCCACGCCGACCGCCGTCTCGACGACGACGTTTCTCGCGACCGTGGTCGGCAACAACGTCATCACGTATTGTCCGCAGACCGCGCTGTTGTTTTTCACCGCCACGATCGGCTTTGACACACCGTCGCTCGTCGGCTTGCAAATGGAGTTCGCGCTGGGCGACGTCATCACGGGTGCGGCCGCCAGCGCCGCGGCGAATGTCGACCCTTTACAGATCGTTGCCACCTCGACCTCGCAAAACGAGCGGCGGACCTACGCCGGTATCGCGACGCTGTCCGGTGGCAACTCGCACGTGATCAATGTCTATGCACGATGCCTGCAAGCGAGTCAGTCGTTCAACGTCAATCTCGTCCGCATCAGCGGCTTACTGTTCACCAGTTGAGAGTGAGGTCCTGATGCCGCTCCTGCTCGCCGGTCTGCGTCTCTGGTGGCTGATCCGCACCACACGTCTGCTGACCGACGCCTACGCACCCGGAACGCCCGTCGTGTTCACCCACGATTATGCCGCGCTCAACAACAATGTCGCGGACGGTTCGCCGGGGTTCCCGGTCACGACGGCCGGTCCGACCCTGCGCATCTCACGGACCGAACAGTTCAATCCGCGCATCGATGACGGCAATAATGAGTCGAACGCGGGAATCCTCGTCAATACGTATGCGATGCATCTCACCGCCCAGCAGACCGTGGCAATCTTCGGGATCGCGCAATCGGAAGGGATGACCGCGGCCGAGAAGACGGCCTACGATACCGCCCATCCGGGTGCGCCGGCCAATAATGATGCCGTCGGCGTGATGGGCCTTGCCAACGCGCGGACGGGCAATCGCGGCGGCGCCGCCGGCGGGTACTTCCGCGGCATGCGCAACGATACGAACGGCACGTGCTCCGTCATGGAGGGCTGTGTCGTCAATGGCTCCGACCCCGGACCGGCCGCGCCGCCGGATGGCACGATCAGCGCGAGCGCTCCGTCGACCGTGGCGGGCTTCGTCGCCACCTGCACCGGCCGCGGTGGCAAGGGTGGGGACGCATTCGTGGTGCACAGCGCCGATGGTGGCACCACGCGGTGGCGCGTCGCCTTCCATTCAACGACGCTGGGCGCGACGGACAACAGCATCCGCGTGGATTCATCTGAGCCCGTCGTCGCACTGGTCAACGGCACACACGGCGGTTTGATCGATGCCAGCGGCGCGACGTTCGACGGCAGTCGCCCGGTGATGAAGATCACGTCGGTGAAGAATCTGCTGGACGGGAATGCCAATCTCGACCTCTCGGTGATCCCCGCCAACCTCATCACCAACCGGATCCTCAACTACGTGGCAAACACGGACACCATCGCCGGTTCGGTTGCGGCGAGTACGCTGACCGATCTGTGCGCGAATCAGAGTTTCACCGTAGCGGATGCGAGCAGTGTGGTCATCTTCCACGTCCGCGGTCATGTCCAGGCAAACCCGGCAACGCTCGGCTCGGTCGCGGTGACGCTCCTGATCGATTCGGCGGGGACACCGCAGACGTTCAAGCTCTCCGGGAGCACCATCGCGGCCGGCGGGTACGCGAACGCCCTTGCCGGGGCGGGCAGCGTGGTCGTGACCGGGCTGGCGGCCGGGAGTCACACCGTGAAGGTGCAGATCCAGGCGCAGATGACGACGACGGTCAACTGCCGCGCGAACACGCAAGCGGCCTACGAGCATCTGGCGATTCAGGCTGTGGAGGTCCGGCGATGATGGACAAAACGTGCGCCGCAGCGCTCGCCGCGGACGACCTGGCGTATCACGACCGCGTCGTCGCCGAAGAGGCCGCTGCCCAGCAACTCCTCCAGCAGGCGCAGATCCGGGCCGCCAAGGCAGAAGCGGTCGCGTCCTCCTGGTGGGCGCACCTCAAGGATTCCTATGCGCTCGTCGAGGAGGACACCGTCGCTCCGGATGGCACCATCAGCCGTGTGCCGCGTGCGGCGGATGCGTAGCGATGCGTGTCTGGGCGGATCTCTTCAATAACCAGGGTCAGTACCAGACGACCATCAACGGCGTGCCGATTGCCGGCCCGCTCCGTGGCATGCGCGACATTGCCTACACCCCGCGCGGCGCCCGCCTCAACGCCGCGGGCGAGTTGTCCTTTGCCATTCCCCTGGCCACCCGTCGCGCCACCGCGATCAACGAAGGGACCTTTATTCGCCTCTGGGAAGATGGCCGCGATCAGGGCTTGTTCATCGTCGGCGAGGGGAGCGAGTCCGACGATAGCACGCTCGCGACCTTCCGCTGCTCCGACCTGCTGGAGGAGTTGCGCTGGTCGCTGCTCACCGGCTATGCGAACAACGGCGCGCTGCCGGTTGACCGGACCGCGGCGGACATCGTGCGCCTCGCACAGGATTACGCCCTGCTGCCAACGGTCAGCGATTGGAGCCTGGTGCCGATCGCCGGCACCGCGGGGTTCTACCTCGGTACCAGCTACGTCGTCGAGGCATCGTCCACGCTGGCGGCGCTGGTTGATCTCTGCCAACAAACCGGCTACGGATTTCGCCTCCAGGGAACGACGGACCGGGTGATTGAGTTCGGCGACTTGCGGGGGGACAGTGGGCTGCGGCTCCAGCGCGCCGGTGGCGATGCATCGCGGCAGCCGCCCGCCTATCTGCGCCCGATCACCGCACTCGCGCCGCAGCGCGATCCCCAGAGCATCACAACGCTTGTCGTCCCGGAGACGCAGGGCGTGGATGGCGCCAGCTTGCGGGACGTCTGGAACGAGACGGGGAACACGCTCGTCGCCGGCACGGATGGCAACTGGCACCTGACCGGGCCGATCACCGATGGCTGGTACGACCCGACCTTCCCACTGATGCGCCGGCCACGGCCCGACCTGAAAGCGAGCGACGGCCAGGATGGTTGGACCTATTTCGTCGCGAATCAGGGTGCGCTGGCGACCCTGCGCAATCGGTGGCAGTCACAGTCGTTCAGCGAGATCCGGCCCGCATCGGCATTCATCAGTGATCGCCGGGCTGCTGCGGCCGCCGTCTATCGGGCCTGCGTCGCCTACCTCCAGGTGCACGCCGAAGCGCATCGCGTCCTCGATATCACGACCGTTGCCGCCGGCGACAACCGTGGCATCGCGGGCAAGGATGTGCAGGTCATCGACCATCATTTGGTCGATGGCGTCGTGACGCGCGACATCAACGAGTTTCGCACCATCGTCGACGTGACGCGCTCGGTGGATGCGACCGGGCTCGGCACCGACCACTGGACCGTCGACAATGTCGGGCGCCCGATCCGCGGCGACCGCCACGTGATCGGCGACACCTGGCGGCAGATGGTGGCGCTGGCGAAGAATCCGCGGCCCGTGATCTACACGCACACGCGGACCTACGCGAGCCACGTGCCGCGAGGCCAGAGCATGTCATTCACGATTCCGGCCGATCCGAACCAGCGGCGCACGCAGGTGCTCGTGCATCTCATGCCCGGCAAGGATGACGCCGGTTCTTCGCCGGACCTCGTCCTGTTCTTCGCCGGCGGCTATAGTTATCAGAGTGACAGTTACCAGACCGGCAACGGCGATCAACCCGCTGATTTTGATATCAGTTTTGTCCCCGGCAACGCGCCCGCGCCTCTCGGACTCGATTCGCTGCACGATCTCGCCTGCTCGGTCGCCGTGGGCGCGCCTGGGAACATCACCGCCACCGTCACGATCGCGTACTCTGGACTGCGCTGATGGACGCGAGCGTCGCCCTGATCACGACCCTCGGCGCGATCGCGGTGGCGCTGATTAGTGGTGGCTTCGCCTTCGCCACACAGCGCGGCAAGGGATCCGGTGACTATCTGCGCGAGCGGATCGCGGTCCTCGAAGCGCGTGAGGATAGCACGCTCGCGCCGCTCGTCGCCGCGGTGCAAAGCCAGCAGGACTCGATCGCGCAGATCGCCCAGCTGGTCACGACGGTGATGGAGGAGATCCAGTACCGCCGCCGGCGTCAGCAAGAAGGGAGCGATGACTGATGACCGCCTGGCTGAGTATTGCCGAGCTCCGACTGGTCGCACTCTACCTTGCCACGATTGCCAGTGCCGCCGTCCTCGGCTTCCTCGCCGCGCGGTCGATCAATCGCCAGCAACGGCGGGCCGCGGAGGTGGAGGCGGTGCAGCACATCATCGATGCGGACAAGCGACGGGAAGAGGCGGAAGCCCTCGCCCGCACGAGCGAGGCGCAGCGGCAGACGCTGTCCGCGCAAGGAGAGCGGTCTGGATGAACACGCGCCAATACCCGCCCATTGAGGACGAGGGCGTCTCAGCACCCTACCGGGCGCCGGGGCCGCTCACGCGACAGATGCCGCGATCGCCCGCGCCCACGACGCTGCCGCCCCGGTTCTACGAGCACACGGTTCTCGTCACCGCCGGCGTTCATGCATCGTGGCTCTGGTTCTGCGCCTGCGACAAGGTCCACGAGCAGGGCGGGAACCGCTTCCTGACGATGACGGTCGTCCGGCAGTTGATGGACTTCGAGGGGCTCGGCGTCAAGGCGAAGCGCGTCGTCCAGGACGGGATCGACGCCGGGCTCTTCGCGCAGACGAAGAGCGGCATTCTCATTCAACTCGACGCCCTCGATGATCGTCGCGGGTGATTCTGCGCATAGGTACGTGAAGAGCCCGTAGCGTGGCTCTCAGCGCGTTTACGGGGCATTGGAGAGGTGGCAACGGCGAACCGGGCGGGTGTCTCCACTCTTCCCCGACTCGACCCGGATTGCTGTCGCCTTTACGCTTTCGCGGCTGCTCGTTGCGCGGCTGCTCGTTGCGCTCCTGCTCGCTGCAACGCAGACCACGGCTTACCTTTCTTCGCGGCGCTGATGGCAGCGCGATGGGCGTCTGAAAAGCGTTTGCCCTTCTTGGCGAGGCTGATCTTCATGCCACGGTCTGGTTCGGGCGGCGGCAACTGAACGGTCACGCGGCTCAGGCGGATATTCTCAATGTGTTCCGCCGACAACTTGCGTCCGGTCAATGCGGCACTGATCTTCGCGTTGCGTGCGGGATTGTACTTGGCCACCGCGCGTCGTTTCTTCCAGCCCAGTTGCGTGTTCAACAGATCGTATCCGCCCGCACACAAAGCGGTTACCCAATAGTGTTCCCGTGCATCTGCGTGGTCGATGGCGACGCAATCAATGATGACCATCTCGGGCATGACGCCCAACGCGATGAGCGAACGAACCCAATCATCCTTCACCGTGCGACCCCGTCCGTGTCGATGGCGGCGCAGGCGATCTTTGGGATCGGTCGTTTGTCCGACATAGCGCGGGCGCAGCGTCGTCGGCTCAATGAGCATGTAGATGTAGGTGAACAGGCTGGTAGACTGAGCGAGCATCGAAGTTACCCCTTCGGTGTCACGCCTCCGGCTGCTGATAACAGCGCGGGGGCATTCGTATGTCTCACCACATTATCGCATTGGGAGGTCATAAATGCAAACAACACTGGACAGAGAATCGTACATATTCAACGCGCTTTCGTTTGAGCAATATGAGGCAATCGTCAACGCGGGAAGCATGGGCATGACCAGTCCGATGCTCGGTCAAGAAAACTATCAGGGCCTCATGTTGGCGAGCAAGGGCATCAACTCTGATGCGAGAGTCCTGCTTTCAGGACTTTTATGGGAAGGGCATTTTGGCACAGATCCGGGTCTGGCGGCTGCTGAGGTTCTGAATCTTTCCGGGATCAAGTGGGCGGGGCAGCGCAGCGCCACCGATTCCGGCATCCCCGCTGATACCGGCGGCACGTACGCGGCGTTCGCCACCCTGACAGCGTTCTTCGGTGAATATGCGCGCACCTTGGTCAACGAGTACATCGGCCCGTACTTCGAAGCCGGCGACATGGCGAATGCGTGGAGCGTCTACATCCAGGGGAGACCGAACAGCGGCCACGGCCAGGAACGTGTTGACCAGTGGGCGTACTACCGCGATCACTATCCACCGCAGGATACCGCCGGTCCTGTCAGCGGTGTGTACGGCGCGGACCTGATTGCCATGTTGCACACACAGATCGGTCACCCCTCCAGCGATGGGTATGATGCCCGAAATGGAAATCACGCCTGGAGCTATTGGTGCCGCGCGGCGGTGGAATCCACCGGGCGCAACTGCGGGCTCGAGGTGGTTGCGCACACGAGCGCGCTGGCGGCGCAACAGGCGGCGGCGGCTCAGGGATTGCTCAACACGCGGGACGCACCGGAGCATGGCGCGGTGGTGCAGTTCGACACGCGATTCTACGCACCGGATGGTCACACTGGATACTGGGATGAAGACGAGGGGATGCTGCTCGGCACGCTCACAGACGGCACCGGCGTCGGGTACCGCCAATGGGGACCGGGGACGTACGGCTACGCGGGGTGGTACCGGTTGCCGGGCGTGTTGGCCCCGCGCCGCGATGCGACGGGGATGCCGCCGCCGATCCCCGCACCGGACGATAACTACGTGATTCCCGGCAATCCCTATAACGACCCGATCACCGATCCCAACAACCGGATTGGGGTGGGCGGCGGCATCAAGGCGAAGTGGCAGCAGACACCTGACCCGCTATCGATCTTCGGTTTCCCTGTTGCCAACGAGACCCAGGCGCTGGTGACGGAGCCGGACGGGATGACGGTGCAACAGCGGACGGTCCAGTTCTTTGAACGAACAGTCCTGATCTTTCAACCCGAACATGCCGGCACGGCATGGGAAGTGGTTGTGTCCCTCCGTGGTCAGACGATTACGGAACTGGTAGTCGCATGAACGTCCCGGACCTCCTCGCCAGCATCATCCTGACGATCGTCGGCGCGGCCACCACCTGGCTGATCACGACGGCTGCGCTCTGGCTGCAGAAACACGTCTCGAGCGAGAAACTCGCGCTCGGCATGACGATCGCCCAGGTCGCGGTGCAGGCGACGGAGCAGCTGGCCGCGAAGACCGGCTGGGACGGCGACACGAAGTTCAAGGTGGCGCAGGAGCGACTCCTCGCCCTCGCAAAGAACAATGGCATCAATTTGACGCCGGAGCAGGTGAGCAGCCTCATTGAGCACGCAGTGCACCAGTTGAAGGAGAGCCAGGAGCTGCTCCGTGCAGCAGCAGATCCCTTACCCTGATCATCCCACCCTTCCCCATCTCCAGCCTCTTCCTCTGTCGCGGGGGAAGAGGCATTTTCATTTGGGATCGTGCCCGTCCGTGGCCGGGATGGTTTGAACCGCTCTTCTATGGTTTATCCCGTCCCAACGCGCTTTTCGAGCGCCACCCATAGGGGTCGCTCTTCTCGCCCGCTCCGTAGCCCTCACTCCTCCAATCCAAGCACACGGAACCTTTCCTCAGCGTCACTGACCTGATGCTCGATGTCGCGGGCGTCACCTGACTCCTCACCGGGTGAACAGCGTGATGACGATCGTCGCGGTGCTGATGATCACCGTGCCGAGCAGGAGCGCCGACCACGCTGGATGTGCGACGGAGAACCAGCCCAGCCACTCCTCGACGCGCACGTTGCGCGAGCGATGGGCCATGAGCTGCGGGTTCGGGTTCACCCGTTGCGTGTGACGGTACTGGCCGTACACGGCAACGGGTGAACCCGGCGCCGGCGGCAGCGATGGAGCAACGAACTGGGCGTAGAGCGCCGGTGACTGCGCGTAGAGTAGCACCCCCATCGTCTCGCGCTGTCGCTGCTTCGCGTGTTCGTCGGCGACGATAACCAGTGCGTGAATGACGGCGGGGAACCAGAGCAACCAGATGAGGAAGAAGTTCGCCAGCGCCTGGCCCGCGCGATTGACCATCAAGAGCGCGATGGGCGGGCAGAGAAAACACATCAGATAGTCCATGGTAGTTTCCTTTCGTGTCGTTGGTACACACGGTGTCAATCGGAGACGCGGGTGCAAACCGGAAAGTCGCGGTCATCTTGATCGCGCATCTCGCGCTGGATGATCGCGCTATCCACCGTCGCCTCAATCTGGGCATAGGTCATATGCTGAAAGCAATCCGTATCTTCGATGGCGATGCCACCGAACCACCCGGCGCGGATGCCGGTCTCCGGTTCGTCGCCTTGCCAATCGAGTACGACCTCGATGATCTTGCCGCAGACGGGACAAGTGACCTGCTCAACATCCTCGTTCATGCCGGCACGCCCTGAACCGGCAGCAGATGCACCGACGCGAAACGATCAACCCGAAAGGAGATCGTCGTGCCGCGAATGCTATCCCATCCTCTGAGAATATCCGCGCCGGCGTCGGTTGCGTACAGGCGCTCTGGGATGATCACGCGGGCCTTCTCGGTGACATCGCCGGTGCGGTAGAGCACGACGAGCGCGCCTTTCGTGCGGATGGCATTGTGCAGATTGTCATACAGTCGTACGGTGTCGGAGGTGCTCATGAGACTTACCTCTCTGAGTGCTTGCCCTGTCGGTGGTCAGACGCCGGCGGGGCTTCTTCTTGTCTGTAACCATTCTAACACGTATCAGCGTTGATTGTCAAGCGTTTTGGCGATAATGCGAACACGGAAAAGCCCTCCGCTATGGGGCGAGCGGAGGGCTACGGGTCGGGGGGGCTATGCGTGGACGGGCACGTCCACATCAACCGTAACGGCCTGCACCGAGTACGGGCGCGGCAACTCCTCATGATCGCGCACCATTGCCTCCAGGTGCATCCGCAGCGCCTCACGATAGCGTGCGATCGTCTCTTCGATGGTCGCGCCGGTGGCGATGCAGCCCGGCACATCGGGGGAATATGCGCCGTAGTTGTCGTCTGCCTTTTCGATCACCACGAGGTACTGCATCGGGTTCTCCTTTATGGCCGCCATCCGGCTTGCCGTTGAATGTTGTTCCATGTGCCGGGCGGAATGGTGTCGCTCGGCTTGCCCGCCACCGTGACCTTGCCGGGCTTCGTGGGATGCTCAAGTTGGCGATGGCTGCCCGTCTGAGAAGTGATGCGCCAGCCGTCCGCGTGGAGCCGCTTGAGTGCATCCGCCACCTTCGTTGCCATCCCCGGCCCCCCTGAGTGTATCACCGTGTCAAGCACCTCTTGACAGTATCATTCTAACACGTAATCGCGTTGATTGCAAGGGGTTGCATGCATCAATCAAACACGCTAGAATAGAACGATGAGAGGCTACATGACACTCAGGGAAATGGCAGAGCGGCTCGGGTACAAGAACGGGAATGGCCTGCGGTCGCAGATCCGGTTCGGCGCGCTCCATGCGGAGAAGGTGGGGCGAGACTGGGTCGTGTCTGAGCAGGAGTATGCGCGGTACGTATTGGAGCACGCGGGGAAGCCGGGGCGAAAGCCAAAGCCGCGCTGATGGAGGATGAATGCCACGGATCAAATCAACTCCGGCAACCCGCGCCGTGATCCTCGCCTATCTGCTCGCGCCGCGGGCGAATGAGCCTGCCGCGCCCACGGAGACGGCAATCCCTGACGATACACACACACAGACACACACATCGCCGCACGACGATCAATCAGGCGTATCCGGTTTATCCAGTTGTGACAAGGGAAAGTAGGTGGCTGGGGCGCAGGGATTCGAACCCCACCTACCTGATCCAGAGTCGTTTTAGGTGGCAAAGAGTGGGGGAGAGTGATAGGCCGTTTCCTCACCCCCGCTGGGAGAACCGGCAGTTCAATCCGCTCACTCTCTGGCATAGCCCCACGTGATAGGCACACAAAATCACACACACCTATCGGCCACCAAACAGTTCGTCCATTGCATCCGCCACTTTGTCTCTCCCCTCATCCGTCTCATGGGTGTAGTACTCAGTCATCGATAGCGATGCATGCCCCAGGAGCGTCTGGATGTCCTTCGGCGGCACTCCGCGTGATGCCAGCAATGTCGATGCCGTGTGCCGCAGATCATGCGGGCGGATACGTGGTAAGCCAGCACGGTCGAGTGCCACATGGAAGTCTTTACCAACGTTGCCCCGGTCCAACGGCGTCCCGATCGGTGTGCAGAACACAAGGTCATGTTCTTCCCATTTGTCGCCGGCGCGCTTCCGCTCAAATGCCTGTTGTTCCTGGTGACGCTTGAGCGCCTCGACAACGAACCGCGGCAGCCGCAAGGTGGCGAACTTTAGCTTGCTCGTCTCCCGATCCACACGGCGCACCACACCATCGACGCGCTGCATCTGCCCGGTGATCGAGAGCGTCCGTTTGGTGAGATCGATGTCTTCCCACCTGAGCCCCATCAAGACGCCTTGTCGCAGGGCGCATGCGAGGGCAAGGGTGTAGAAGGCGATCAACCGGTCATCAGCATTCTTCTCCAGGAACGTCTCCGCCTCTTTCGCGCTCAGCGTTCGATACCGCCGTTTGGGTACATCGGGCCGGTCCGCGAAGTGGGCGGCATTGCGCGGTACCGCACCTGCCTTATAGGCGTGCTCCAATGCGGCGTGGATGATGGCACGATGGTACTCCACCGTGCGCAGGCTCAGACCCTTCTGGCGGCTCGTGGTGAGCAACTGCTTGATATGGCGCGTGTGCACCTGATCGAGCCGGAGAGTGCCGATCGCCGGGTTGATGTGGTTCCTGATCTCCGCCCGATAGGATTCCAGGGTTCGGGGCGCGTTCTTGTTCATCGACTCTTTGTAGGCAAGCCATTCTTCCAGCCACTCAGACACCTTCATCTTGCCCGCGTCCAGGTCCGCGCCGGCGTCATACGTCGCACGCAGATCGAGCAGTTGTTTGTTGACGCCTGCTTCACTACGACCGCGCACACTCTTGACGTTCGGTGAGCCATCGGGCTTGCGACCGAGGGTGATCTGACCCCACCACTGCTGCGGGCCCAGCTGCTTGACGGTCCCCGACCCCTTCGGCCGGCGCGGTTTCGGCGAGTCCGTCATGGCGGTCACGACAGACTGCTAAGCATGGCATACATTTCCGCTCGTGCCACGGTGGCTGACGTTGTCACTGATGTCTGAGCTGCCGATTGGCCGTTCGCCGGGATGAAATCCACGAAGGTGTATCCGCCGCCGATGATATTGCCCGCGGCGTCATAAACGATCGCCGAGACACGGACATTCTTTACGTCTGTTGGATACGCGCTTTTGATGATACCACTAACCTTTGGGTAGTCTTTGTCCGGCTGGTAGGCGACGTTGCTACTCGTGAACGCAGGCGGGTAGGTTTTCGTCGCCGCCTTCCCTGCCTTGACTTGCACATCGATCCGGGTCACGGGCGTGTCGGCGTTCAGATAGATGTCCTTCGCGATACCGAGGCGTTGGGCGGAGAGGATGAGCGAGATGTATCCCGAGTCACTGCCGAGCACCGTCCCGCCGCCTCCGTAGGCGGCGATCTGATACTGGCTGTCTTCCAATGTGGGTCCGCCATTATCAACAAGGAACGCGATGCTGACCGACTTGCCTTTCTGGCCAAATCCCGACTTGGCGACGCTCAGCCCGCCACTTACGGCCGGCGATGCTGCTGCCTGCGTCGCTCCCGTCGGCGCGGTTGCGGCGGGCGCTGCCGCGGGGCCGCCACTCGGGTATTTGGTCTTGTACTTCTGGCTTCCCAGGAGGCTGAGGAGCACATCGTTTGGTGGCTGATTCTCCGGATGCGCCTCGAAGACGGCGCGCTCGAAGTATTGCACCGTGTAGGTTTTCCCGTCCGTATCGCTCTTTTCCTGAAACGGCGCCGAGATCGGGAACCCCTGTTGCGCGAGACCACCGTGTGATTTCCAGTAGGTGAGGAACGCACCGCAGACTGGGAAGCCGGTTTCGGCGAAGGTCTGGCAGTCATCCGCGGCCGCGAGCGGTGCGGGCGAGAGGAGGTGGCGGCTCCCGGCAAGATAGCCGCCCGCGATGAGCATCCCCGCGACGACGCAGCCGACGATCGGATACCAGCGCCGCATCATTGCACCCTCCTTCGCGTACCAGTCCTGCCTAAAGAAATCGGTCATCCAGCGGGCGAGTGATCTGTATGACTCTTCCCACCACGCCTTCATCTTTTTCGGCATCCTCCAACGACACGATTGATCCATCTGCGTCACCGCGGAGGACCGTCTTCCCGCCAACGCGTGCGAGCCGCTTCACATAGGTTTCGCCTTGCACCACGGCGACGACGATATTGCCGACATCCCATTTGGCGTGCGTGTCGAAGACCACGAAATCCCCTTCCAGGATTTGCGGCTCCATACATGTACCCTTGGCTTTCACTGCTTGAATTGATTGTCGGTTCTGCCGAAACCGGGGCGGAAGATAGACATACTCTTCAACCGGGACACCGATTCCCATTGAGGCCGTCACATTCTGCACCACGGGTATTGGCACGGGTTGGTTGATAAGGGCTTCGCGCAGGAG